GGTGCTGCTGCAGGGGGTATCTCACGTTCGCTGCGGTTCAATGCACCCGACTCGGCCTATCTCAGCCGCACGCCTGGGTCTGCTGGTAACCGCCGCACATACACAGTGGCGCTATGGTTCAAAAGTACAGGCAACCACTCAGTTCGTTTGTTTGGCGCAAGAACGGATGCAAACAACTACATGGAAGTTGACATCCTCAGTGATTACAGATTAAGGTGGTATAACTGGTCTGGCGGGATTGCCTATGAGAGAAGAACTACGCAAGTCTTAAGAGATCCTTCTGCTTGGTATCATCTAGTTTTTGCATTTGACAGCACTCAAGCAACAGCATCCAACAGATTAAAACTTTACATAAACGGATCGGAAGTAACGGCGTTTGATACGCAGACAAATCCAAGCCAAAATTTTGATGATGCTTGGAACAATTCGGTAGAAAATCGAATTGGAACGTCTGTAGATACTTCCAGCAGCTTTCTTAACGGCTACCTAGCCGACATCTACTTCATCGACGGCCAAGCGCTGACCCCCAGCAGCTTCACCGAAACCGACGCCACCACCGGCCAGCTCATCCCGAAGGCATATACCGGCAGTTACGGCACAAATGGCTTTAAACTTTCTTTCTCCGATAACTCCACCAAGGCAGCCCTAGGCATTGATTCATCAGGCAATAACAACACGTGGACTGTCAACAATCTTTATCCAGGTGGTGCCAACTACAGCTCACGTGGAAGTCTAAGTGCAAGTCCACCAATTTTATCTGGAACCATTGCAGATATTTTTGATGGTTCACTTGCTGCGGCTGGAGGTTCTTTCTCGGTCAACCAGGCTAATGCTGGCGTTACTGTTTCATTTAGCCCGGCTTTGCCGTCTGGTTCGCTTGTCAAATTGATTGGCAGTGTTTATGGAACAGCCAGTTCAAACAGTTCCCTTCAAGTCAATGGCACTAGTTATGCTCAGAGTCTGCCATCATCTCCTGGGACAGGAACTGATACTGAACTTAGTGTTCCAGCAGGAACTAGCGGCATAACTTCTATTTATATTTACCGTGAAGGTGTTTCCGACTTTAACTACACCTTGTTTGGTATTACTGTTGATGGCATACTTCTTGTAGATGCAGCCGCTGGAGCCAGTTTAGTAGACGTTCCCTCTTCGAGCGGCACGGATACCGGGGCGGGGGGTGAGGTTAGGGGAAATTATGCAACCTTAAATCCACTCAATACAAACTCTGGAATAACATTATCAAACGGCAATTTAGACGCTTCTTCAACCTCAAACGCATGGAAATCTTCGTCTGCAACTATTGGCATTCCTAACAGTAATAAATGGTATTTTGAGGTCACGCAAACCGCAGCAAGTGATTTCCTAAATGTCGGCATAGTTCCGGCTGGCTTTACGTTATCAAATCATCCGGGAAGCACTGCGACAAGTTGGGCATGGCAAAGTCACGCTAACAAGTGGAATAACAACACTAATACAGCTTGGGGTTCAACTACAACCACAAACGACGTAATTATGATCGCTGTAGACCGTGACAGCGGCAAGATGTGGGCTGGCAAAAACGGGACGTGGTTCTCATCTGGCAACCCAGCCAGCGGCACGAATGAAATGTTCTCTGGAATAACAGGGGATTTCCTGTTTCCTGCTCTTGGTCATTACAGCACAACAAGTTGCGTAATGAACTTTGGCGGCCGCCCCTTCGCCTACACGGCCCCCAGCGGCTTCAAGGCGCTCTGCACGGCCAACCTGCCCGCCCCAGTAGTCACAAAGCCTAATACGGTGATGGACGTGAAGCTCTATACGGGCACAGGGGCAACACAAAACATCACCGGGCTTGCGTTTAGCCCTGATTTGGTGTGGGCAAAGGTCAGAAATACTACTGGCAACCATTCCCTTTATGACATTGTTAGAGGTGCCACACAGCGCTTAGCCAGCAGCACTACAAGCGCAGAAGCGACATTTACCAACTCCCTTACGTCTTTTGATTCAGGCGGGTTTTCCTTGGGCTCTAATCCTGACGGTGACGTCAATGCTTCTGGAAACACCTACGTCGCCTGGACCTGGGACGCCGGCAGCTCCACCGTCACAAACACATCAGGCTCCATCACTTCTAGTGTCAGGGCAAACGCGACGGCGGGGTTCTCGGTTGTTACTTACACAGGGAACAGCACCGCAGGCGCAACCGTGGGACACGGACTAGGTGTTGCTCCGGCATTTATTATCTCTAAGAGTCGCAGTAATTCCAGCGAATGGTCCTGCTACCATCAGTCGCTCGGAAATGCTCAATCCATCATCCTGAATACCACTGCAGCGGCAGGTTCTTCCTCCACTTGGAATAGCACTAGCCCGACTTCTACCGTCATCACACTAGGCGTCTCGGGATCAACTAACTTTTCTGGTTACACGCATGTGATATACGCATTCGCCCCAGTAGTCGGGTACTCTAGTTTTGGCATCTTCAACCCTACAGGTACTTCGGATTCAAGTTTTGTTTATTGTGGATTTAGGCCGCGCCTCTTGCTGGTCAAGCAAACTACAAATACATCAAATTGGATTGTTTGGGACACGTCTCGTGATTCATACAACTACGCGTCAAAAGAGCTGTATCCAAACTTAAGCGACGCTGAAGTGGTAAACAGTTCAACTTATTCTTTAGATGTGGTTTCAAACGGCTTTAAAATGCGAAACCCAGGAATGTCATCTGGCAGTACATGGATTTACTGCGCATGGGCAGAAGTTCCCTTTAATTACGCCCGCGCCCGCTGACCCCACTAGAGAACAAGACCTGTGTGGCGGCTTGTCAGGATGGTAATGTGGTGGAGCAGCGGTGCGCTAACACCCTGCCCCATGACCGCCGATTGGAGGATCGACGATGACCCAAGATTACAAGCACCCGATAACGCCACCGCCGGAGCTGGTGCAGCAGTGGTGGGAAGAAAGCAACCACCGTCAGTACACGGGCTCAGAAGCAGAAGATTATGTTGTCTCAATGGCCGCGCAATGGGGCTGGGATCAACGCGGACCCGAGATCCAGGCCGCTGCCGACCAGGAGCTGCAGGCGTGCTGTGAATGGCTAAATCGAGAAGGTTGGTCTGGTGAATCACGACAACTCCGTGCCGCACGCCGCCCCAAGCCACTGAGCTTGAAGGAGCAGGCGTTGGCAATACTGGATGATGCTGAACTGGACTCAGCCCATTACAACATCCTTCTTCGCGCACTGGAGCAGATCAATGACTGACCTCTCTCCCCCCGCGCAGGCTGTGCTGGATGCTGCCATGCAGTACGAGATCAACCCTGAGTGTTACTCCCGGGAGATTGCTGCCGCCGCCCTGCGAGCTGCTGCGGATCAGGTGGTGCCGGTTGAGCACGAGATTATTGACAACTGCTGGTACGAAAAGGCTGATTTAATTCGAGAGCAATTCCTCGCCATTGCCACCGAACTTGAAGCCCAGTAGTCATTCCAACTTCCCCTGCAGTTTGTCCACGCTTTCCGAAAATCGCCACATAGCGTCGGCATAACTTGCTCCGATAGGCTCGGGTTGCGGCTCTGGTGTTTTGTATCCAGCCTGGTCCAGTACGGCACGGGCAAAGTCGAGCACGCCCTGATCGCTGAAGCAGATGTAATTGGTGAAGCAGTTTGCGTGCATGTACATGATCTCTTGAATTTGTTCGTCAGTCATGGGAATAGGAAGAAAAGGTTAATTGGTCAGAGCACGGGCATTTCGTATTCTTGAGTGACATTGCAGTAGTGCTTCCAAATCACTTCTGAACTATTTCCCGCCCATTTAGCTACTTGCGCCACGGGAATGCCTCCCTCTATCCACCTGCTGATCGCAGTGTGACGCAGGTCATATGGCCGATAGCGATGGGAAGTGAGGCCAGCGGCGTACAGCTCTTTAGCCCTGTCGTAGAAGAAGGATTGAAAAGCGTAGCGATTATACGGAAAAATGAAATCATTATCCCCTTCCATCGTGCTCAAAATTTCCAAGCACCTGCCATTTAATGGCACTGCTCGTTTTTTGTTTGTTTTTGTGCTGTTCTTAAGGCCATGGGTGAGAGTGTAATTGCTGTGAACAAGGGCGCGATTGTCCTTAATGTCTTCCCATCGCAATGCCCTTACTTCGCCTGTCCTCATGGCAGTTTGAAGCATGAATTCTGAATAGGCAGCCCAATTGTGCTTGTGTTGACGCGCCTCAAAGGCAGACAGTAAAAGCGACACTTCATTGCGCGGTATAACAATGATTTCCTCGTCTGCCTGAGGGGGTTTTGGCATGCGAAAAGTGGTGATTGGATTTCGTTCTAGATAGCCAATATCCTCGCTTGAAGCCCACCGATAGAGCGACTTGATGTACATCGCAACTCGCCGCGTGCTTTTTACTGGACTTTGCGACAGCACCCACGTCATGACCTGCCGTCCTTCTTTTAAGTCGGTTATGGGGCATCGTTCAATCCATTTGCTCACCTGCTTGTAATCGGCCTCAAACGTGGTCGGGTGGACAACGGTACTTCGTTCCTGCTTGAATTCGAGCCAAGCCTGCTGAAGGGTTTTATGCATGGAATGGAGTATGCCAGGGTCAGGGTATAATACACTGAGACTTCCCGCTCCAGCACTTGTGTTCCTTCTTGACGGCAAACCCTTGGCCCCAGACGTGGCCTTCACGCACGATGGGATTCAGTACCCGGCTAATTTTCTGAGATTAAGCAGCCCAGAAGAACGTGCAGCCATTGGTATCACTGAAGTACCTGACCCTCCGGTTTACGACCAACGTTTTTACTGGGGCTACGACGCCGAGGGCGAGCTGATCCCGAAGGACCACACGCAACTGGTCGAGCAGTGGGTGGCGCAGACGCGCACCACGGCGAACACGCTGCTGGCCCCTACGGACTGGATCATCATCCGCGAAGCTGACAACGGCAAAGCTGCTGACCCACTGCTTAAGACTTGGCGCGAGGACATCCGCCTGGCTACCGGCGTGAAGGTGGGAGTAATTCGTGACACCCTTGACACCACTGATCTCGCTGCCTACATCACTGGCGCCAACTACCCCGTGTGGCCCGCTGATCCTTACGCGCCACAGCCAGTTTCAGAGTCGAACGACGACACTATGATGTTTTCGAATAGTACTACCAGCGGCTTCTAATGGCAGTAAAGGCAAAAGCGGGCGCCTCGAGCTCGAAACGCATTATTATCAGTCAGCCCAAAACCACCAGACAAGGCAACGGCAAAAATAGCAAGCCAAGCCACGGTCGAAAACTAAGGATTGGCCAGGGCAATCGTTAATTGACCTATCAGGACAAGGAGGCTACCATGACGGGGCCTCCTTTTTCATGCAATGGCAGTGGTCAACACAATTTCCTTTTCCCATCGTTTTTCTGATGATGGAGTTTGCCACGATACTTGTTCGTATCAAGAAATCAATCACGTTTACAGTGCCGATGCCGCTCCTGCAGTGGCAAGGGCTTTCTATCAGTTCATGATGGCTTGCGGCTACGCACCACAGAGTGTTTCTGACGCCATGATTTCGATTGCCACGGAATACGATGAGGCTTATGGAAACCAGAAAGATTAGGATAGAGGGAAATGAGGATGAATCGTGGCACAAGTTGTAAAGGGTGGAGAGCAGTTTGAAACTCACATTCTTGCCGACTATCGAGGCCAACTTGTTCAAAGTGGCGTAGATAGTGGCGCTGTCGATGCCTTTGGAAGACAGCGTACAAGCAGTCCTTATACGCTGTTTGACAGCACAATGCGCTATGACAAGCGCCCTGATCAATGGTTCGACAGCATTGTTGGCAGTGGCACTTCTAACTTCTTGACAAATGAAAGCAGCGTGGCGATGACAGTCACCACGGCTTCTGGCGATACAGTTCTTCGCCGCACCAAGCAAAATTTCCCCTATCAAGCAGGCAAGAGTATGATGCTTTTGCAAAGTTTTGCCGGCGCTCCATTGGCTTCTGGGCTTATTCAAGAGGCTGGTTTGTTTAATGATCAAAATGGAGTGATGGTTCGAGCTAGTGGAACCACGGTTCAGTTTGTCATTAGAAGCTATTCTTCTGGCGCAGTGGTTGAAAATGTCGTTAATCAATCATCCTGGAACATAAATACACTGAGCTCCCTTGATTTTTCAAAAGCGCAAATCTTTGCTGCTGACTTGGAGTGGCTTGGCGTTGGACGTGTGAGGTGTGGGTTTGTTGTCAATGGAGAAGTGACTTACTGCCATGAATTTGAGCATTTTAATGCGCTAAATAGCGTTTACATGACAACTGCTATTTTGCCAATGTCATACCGAATTTACAATGCAACTGCTCAAGCCTCTGGCGCGACGATGAAGCAGATTTGCTGCAGTGTCCTTAGCGAAGGAGGCTACGAACCGGACGGCGCAATTTATTCTGTTAGCCATGATCTTGCGGCTGTTCCTAATACGTCTGGCGAAAGAATTACAGCAGGCATTCGAATGGCTAGCGGTCGCACTGGAAATGTAATCTTGCCAGTTCGCATTTCAACGACTATCGCCACCAGTGACGTGGTGCTATGGCGCTTGCGTCTCAACCCGACCCTTTCAGGCGTTACGTGGACAGCGGCAAACAATGGCCGTGGAAATGTAGAAGTGACGACAAGCGGCACTGCTACGGGAGGCACGGTTATCGACTCTGGCTTCGTCAGCCAAGGCAGTGCCAATAACTATACAGCGGCAGAGGCCATTCGTCTTGCCCTCGGACAAAATGCTTCTGGAGTGAGTGACACTCTTATTTTGACTGTTGACAGTTCTACCAGCGCCAAAGCCTTGGGCATGATTGGCTGGGTGGAAGTAGTATAGAAAGCACTTTCGCGGACCATTGCCTTGGAACTAGGTTTTAGGGAAAGCCAGCAAGAAGCGCTTGCCGAAATCTTGCAAGAGCTAATGACAGACGAAGATTGTGCGGATGCCTGTTACGAAACGATTGTCGCGGCCATTGATTCGTGGTTAAATTATCACGAAAAGGAATTGCGCAAATGGAAGGCCTTGAGGGACAAGATGATTTAATTGCCAGCGAGGGGAAACGGTCTCTTGGCGATTTCTTGAACTCGCCTGAATTGAAAAAGCTTCAAGAATCCTTTGCGGCTTTTGAACGAAGTCAGCAAGCAAGCGATGACGCTTGGTGGGACAGCTTGGACTACGAAAGCCGGGCAAGGGCTTTCCGGCAGATTGCAAAACTGATGTATCGCGCCGAAGTGGAAGATCGCGGTTCTTATCGATGGGCCGTTTATGACGTGTTTGGGCTGGAATATGGCGATGGACTTGCGCACTACATGGCGCTGCACAACTTTATTGGGATGGGTCTTGATTCCCGAGTGTCCAAGTGATGCGGAGTTCTGCGCCAAGGGCCTTGATTGCCTCGCTGGCATCGTCTGGCGCTTCGTGGACGATCATCACGCTTGGCACCACTGCGTCGAGCAAAGGCGTCACAGTAGCCCTCGGGAAAAGCTCCTGAGCTTTGGCGGCAAGAGTTTCTGAGCGATGCTCTCGCTCTTCTTTCTCCCATTGCTCAACCAATGTTGCAGCCTGCTTGTCAACGGCCTGTAACGTCGTTTGCGTTTTCCGTTCCACCCACGCAGGCCTGCACCATTCCAAAAGCTGTTTATACCACCACTGGGAAACGATGGAAGGGCGTTGTTTGGCCAGCTCAAGGGCTAGCTCGTAACAAAGCGCGAGGAACCATTCCCGCCAGTTCATTGACTTTCTTGAAAAACGCTTACGAACACCGTTCCTTTTCTGTAGAGCGGAAGTACTTTGTTGATAAGGTCTTGATTGAAGATCCTGCAACAACCGTGAGTTGCCACAAGCGCTTGCTTAGGTGCCCAGGCTCCAGGCCATCCCAGCGCACTGCCGCCTCCATGGAGACCAATTCCAGCACGTCCAGTTCCTTTTTCCTGGCCCTCTAGCTCGATCATGTCATAAAAGGCCCAGCCATATGCCATGAGCGTCCTGTCGTAAGGGGCCTTGTCGCCATGAAGGGCGTAGTCGTTGTAAAGCTGACCGAGCCGGTAAAGCCCCGGAGGAGTGTCAGATTTTTGCAGCTTCCACTCGAAGTCACTATATTGCCCCCGAGCCAAGCAAGGAATCTCCCATAGCAGCTTTCCCTCGAAGGAAAAAGCTTTCATGGTTTCGCTGGCATCGTTCACAATAAGATGCGAATCGCCTTGCTTAAAACCAAAATCTTGAGGACGCTTCTTGGGGCCAATCATGGTGACAGTTGTTGATTCAGGAGCGTATTGTTTCATCAACTTAGAAAGCTTCGTCGGGTAGTCAGGGTCCGTCGCGTATTTCTGTTGATAAAGCATCCGAGCCGCTGCGTAGCGGTTGGGGGCATTGTTGATGCCCTTGAAATGGCGGTAGTCCTTGTACCAACGAGTGATAAGGTATTCAATACAGGCGGCAATGCTTGGAAAGTCAAGAAAGCCAGCCTTAATCGTTACCCACTGACCATCGTAAAACTCTTTGGTAGAGACGGTCGTCCCGTCTCCCTTAAGTCCCAAGACGTTGTTGGCGCCAGAAAAGTGCTTGCCAAAACCACTTTCAAGACAACATTGAGCCGCTACGAGCTCTGGAAACCGTGCCCCGCATTTGCGGGCAATAGCAAAGCACTGATCCCAGAATACTCGCTCGGCGGACATTCGTCAGCCCTTCACGCGAAAGATTGCTTTGAGGCCTGTCAGAATGAGTTGAATGATATTGTTGCTCTTGTAGGGAGTCTTTTCGATAACTTGATCAACAGCAGCGATGATGATGCCACCAATCACGAACCATTCGATGGAGGTCATGGAAATCAAAAGCGTTTGCTTAAGCCTAGCGTCGAATTTCGAGGGAGCGCACTCGCACTTCTAAGTCCTTCATATTATTGGTCAGGGCATCCAGCTTTTCAGTGACAGTCTCCACTTGCTCAGTAATTCGAGCCTGTTGCATTCCAATGCCAACCATCGTGCCACCAGTGGCCAGAAGCATGCCGGCCGTTACGCTTACTGCCAAATTGGCGAGCTGTTCCTGCCAGCTTTTCACAGCTTCAATGCAACCGTCATGCTCATTCTAGGGCTTCCGTGGCGATGCTTTATAGCCTTCGCGATGGTCTTTTTGCTGCCTTAAGCTAAAGGCAAGACAGCGAATTGCTGCCATGGGAAAAGACAATGGTGCCGAAGAACTTCTGTTTTCATTGTCTGTTTTGCGCCCTGGAGAAGCTAAGCGTCGCTTTCGAAAAAGCATTTTTGAGGACTACCCGCTACGGGGCACTTTTGGCCACTGTGCCTGTGCCTATTGCGGCAAATGGAACGAGAAGCTGACCATTGATCACATTGTGCCCAAGAGCAAGGGCGGTCCGCACTTCTCAAAGTGGAACAGTGCTCCTTGTTGCTTAAGCTGTAACGCTTCCAAGAGCAACTTGCCTTTGTTTGAATGGTGGCGTCCTCAATTATTTTGGAGCGCACAGCGCGAAGAAGCGTTGATGAGTTGGATATATGCTCATAGCTTCATTAGTGCCCATAGTTCAATTGGCCCATGGGAAGAGTGGATGCAGGAAACGCAGCGCATCGTGCCCATTCATGAAGCGAAAGAAAAAGCGGCTCGTATTTGGCCGCTTTCTTTATGCTTAGCTAGTTGATCGGAGAGAAAATTTCTCGAGGGCCTTGCCTGAATTCAGGCATGGGGCAAAAGCCGTCAGGGCAGCCGCTGATCAAATAGTCATCAGGATCATGATTAGCTATATATTCCATCACTTTTGAGCTCTCTTTTTTAATCCTCTGAGCTTTAGCTTCTTCTTGCTCTTTAATTGCAATTAGGCGTTTTAAGTACCACTGTGCCTTTTTCAAATCTTCGACGCCGCCTTTTTTTTCGTACCGCCAGAGATAAGCAATCGCCGTAAGTTTCAAATGAGCACAAAAACCCTCGTTAGACGAGCAGGCTTCAAGCGCTTCGATGCATTCAATGCCTCCAAACGAGTAATGAGCGGGGCTGTTCACGGAATCGTTCATGATCAAAATTGGTAGTTGTTTGAAGTAAAGGCCTCGAAAGCCTCAGGAGCCACTGAGCTCCCTAGCTCGAGAAGGGCATCGGCATAAGCAATAATCTCTCCTTGGGCACCAGCTCCTTTGCGGAGGCTGATGAAATGAAACAGAGCCTGGAGCGAACAAGTCCAGACAAACGAAGTGTACATCGCAGGTGGCAGCACTGCTCGCGCTTGCTCCTTGCTCACTCCCATTGCCACCAGCTCCTCGTAAGCGGCCTTGGAGGTGCCGATGGCTTCCCGATAGAAGATTGATGCCCGATCTTGAGCGGAGCTCGTCAGAGGGCCGTCTGAGGCCTGCCTGTTGCTTTCGCTCTGCCGCATAAAGACGGCTGGCATGTAGAACTCCGCATCTTCGGCCGAGCAATAGCGAAAGCTTTTCTCGTTCCAACCGAGCTGATCATCCACGTAAGTCGAGGCGACCGTATGTTTCCACCATTGCCTGGCAACAAACAGCGGCGCTTTCACGAACCACTTAAAGACAACGCCCCTGAACGGGCTTGTATGGTGCTCGCGGGCCAGATAACGCAACAGCTTTCCGTCTTTTTCGGTCCACTCTTCTGACTTAGCAGCGAAGCTTTGACGCGCATCGTTCACAACGGAAAGACTGTTCCCCATTGAATCGACAAGCACCAAACAGCTCTTGCCATCGTTCAACGGATCGGCAGCAGGCGGCATTGAGGCAGCAATAAAGGCTGACCAATTGTACGGCTTGCCGAGCTGCGCGGCAATAGTTTCGTGGCAACCGCCATTTTCTTTTCGGCTTTCTCCTCCTTGCCTTCACTCATTGGCTTTAGCCTGTATTCAGGACAGTAAAGCAACAATGAAATTTGTAATCCCCGTGGATGTGGTCGACTACAATGGCCGAAAATACCAAGCCGCTATGGGACCGTTCGAGCATTCACCTGAAAGGGAATTTGCCTTGACGGTCAACAAGAAGGCAATCGATGAATGTGGCAGTCTTGATCAGCTCAAGCCAGTAGCCAGGAACCTGCTGGAAGGATGGTCTTCAATGCACACGGCCATACAAGGTCTGATGCTGGAGAACATCCAGCTTCGACAAGCGTTAGCAAAGAAAGACTTGGACCTTGAAGCCGCTGATGAGCTGATAATGGAAGCCGCTAGAGAGATGGAGAGGATGACTCGGAAATATGCGAAGCAATCAACGAGAGCCAGGTGGAGTCTTTGGCCATGGCATTCGTGAGCAAAAAGATCGTCCAACCACTCGTATAGGCGAGATTATATTTTTTGCAATCTCGCTCATACCCAGAGCCAGTGACGTGGCGGCCACGATTGTAAACACCACCCTGTATTTCGATGCCAGTACGAGAGTCGGGGTGAGCAAAGTCAAGACGATACCTTTTTGAGCGTTTACTGCGAGAATAGCGCTCTTGATAATCCTTTTCCCAGGCCTCGATGTCGCTGTATTCACGCTCTAAATAGAGCTGCGGATAACGAGCTTGCCAAAGCCCAAGAAACTGATCCTCAAGAGCGCTCAAGACTAGACAGCAGCTAGCTGCACCTTAGCGCCTTGATTCTGGTAGTGCCCTGAATAGGACTGTGCCACATTACTAGAAAGCTGCACGAGCATAATTTGCACAATGCCTTCATTGGCATAAATGCGGGCTGGAAATGCTGTGGGATTGGCAATGTGCATGGTCAAATGACCAGCCCAGCCAGGTTCAATAGGAGTGACATTGATGATGATGCCGCAGCGTGCATACGTGCTTTTCCCATCGCACAAGCCCATGATGCTTGGTGGCATAGAGATGAGCTCCAGGCTCACGCCAAGAGCAAAGCTATGAGCGGGCAGAATGAAGCACGACCCATTGATGCCATGCACGAGCGGAGCATCGTAAGGAATGGTTGCGTCTGAAAGCTTGGGGTCAAGGAAGGGCTTGCTTCTGCCCTTGCAACTTTTCCCATCGAACACTAAGAACTGATCAGGAGAGAGCCTGATGTCATAGCCAGCCTGTGAAAGACCGTAAGAGATGGCCTTCGTGCCATCGTCCAAGCTGCGGCTTTTTTCGCCAACATAAGGCGTAAAAATATCAAGCTCAGCAAGCTTGCTGATTTCTTTGTCAGTGAGAAGCATGGTTGTCTAATGAAAAGGATCAATTGCGGTCAATCAAAAGACCGACGAAAAAGTAGCCAAGAGCAAAGCAAA